TAAAGGTTTTGTTTGGATTGTACTTAGGAATATGTTTTACGATTACGAGAAAGCAAAGAATAAGCTGGAGAAAGTAAGTTTAACAGAGGCAATTCAAATAAAAGACGATGGGGAGCCATACGAAAAGACGAATGCACAAACAATCATAGACATTAAAATATCTGAAACCATAAACAACTGGCATTGGTACGATCAAATGTTATTTAAACTTTACAGAGATACAGGATATAGCACAAGGCAAATAGAGAAAGAAACAGGAATTAGTTTTAAGAGTGTTTGGGCAACTTTAAAAGAATGTAAAGAGTCTTTAAAGAAAGAAGTTGGAGAAGAATACCAAGATTATTTAAACCAAGATTACGAATTAATAAAATGAAATATGGTAAAAAGTAGAACAGAAATAATTGAATTAAACCAATTTCTTAAAGTAATAGGTAGTCAGTATAAACATTTTTGCAAAGAAATAAGTACTTTACACGCATTAATTGACGAAATAGAAGTTGAAGACGAGGTTGATAATTATTATTTGAAGAAATTCATCAAAGCTCAAAAAGAAAACGAAATGCTTAGAAAGGATTTATTTGAATTAAGCAAAGAACACTTTAAAAAATAAAACATGGCAAGAAAAAGACGAACTAAAGCTGAAATATTAGCAGCTGAAAGTCAAGGATTAGGAGATACAGTAGAAAAGGTTTTAGAAGTAACAGGAGTAGCAAAGGTTGCTAAATGGTTACTTGGTGAAGATTGTGGATGTGATGCACGTAAAGCAAAGTTAAACGAGTTATTTCCTTACAGAAAGGCGAAGTGTTTAGAACAACCAGAGTACGATTGGTTAAAAGAATGGTTTGACAAAAACACGAATGTAGTAAAGCCAAGCGAACAAAAAACAATAATGAACATTCATAGCAGAGTATTTGGAGTAAGAAACGAACCAACAAGTTGTGCTTCTTGCCTTCTACACAGAATAGAACAATTAAAAACTGTATTTAACACTTACGAAGATGCCAATACCGAAGCCGAATAAAAGCGAATCTAAAAAAGATTTTATCCAGCGATGTATGGAGGATAATGTAATGGTAAGTGAATACCAAAACACGGATCAAAGATTAGCCGTATGTTCAACAACCTATGAAGAAAACCTATCAAACAAAACAGTTGACAAAACAAATACTAAATAGCGACTACTACATATTATTCTACAATCCTTATAAACATAAAAGGCAGTTGAATACTATAAAGATATTAATGAAAGCAGCAGAAGCACAATATGCAGTATTTATGGATAATGAGATAGAGGTAATGGAAGTACACCCAGTATCAAAACACGAATTTAAAAATTATAACTATAACCCTAATTAATAACAATGGCAAAAGTAGGAAGACCAAGAAACTTAGATAGTCCCGAACAACTATACGAACTATTCATAAAATACAAAGACGACGTAAAGGCGAACCCAAGAATAAAACACGTATTTGGAGGTAAAGACTTTGAAGAAAGAGCAGAGCCATTAGAAAGACCTTTAACAATGGAAGGATTCGAAGTGTTTTGTTGGGATGAAGTAGGATGTGTTGAAGATTATTTTAAGAATACCGATAAAAGATATTCAGAATATACTCCCATCTGTTCACGTATACGCAAAGAAATACGTGAAGATCAAATTACAGGAGGTATGGTAGGACAGTATAATCCAAGCATTACGCAGCGTTTGAACAACTTAAAAGAGCAAGTTGAACAAACGAACATTGAACAACCTTTATTTCCTGAAACTGATAATAAATAAATTTGGATAAGTGGCAAGTTTATAGTATATTTGTTTATGGAAATATTTAAATCAATAAAAGGCTACGAAGGTATTTATGAAGTATCTAATTTAGGTAGAGTAAAATCAATTAAAAGAATTATCATTAGAAGTGATAATAAAAAACGAACTATTCCTGAAAAAATAAAGGAAGGTAACCACACTAAAGGTTATAAAAGAGTAGCTTTAATTGATGAAAATAAAATATCAAAGCATTACTATGTACATCGTTTAGTCATGGCTTCATTTGTAGGTAAAAGCGATTTATACGTTGATCATATTGACGGAGATAAAACAAATAATAATTTGAGTAATTTGAGATACGTAACTAATTCTGAAAATTTAACATTTAGAAATACGGACAAAAAATATAAATCAAAACATCCGTATGTTTATTTTGATAATTTAAGAAATCAATATAGGGTATATAAACACGGAAAAAGATTTAATTCATTTGAAGAAGCTAAAAATATGGCTATATGTTTATACGGACAACGGCAATAAATAAATTATTAGAACTTAAAAAGTTTATTAAAGGAATTCAAGGAGGTTCGTCGGCTGGAAAAACGTACGGAATAATTCCTATTGAAATCGATTACGCCATAAAAAATAAAGGAACTGAAACATCAATAGTTTCTGAAAGCATACCGCATTTAAAAAGAGGTGCAATGCGTGATTTTAAAAAAATAATGATGTCAACAAATAGATGGATTGATGCTCATTGGAATGCTACTGATTTTAGATATACTTTTACAAATGGTTCTTTTATAGAATTTTTTTCAGCTGATAATAGTTCTAAATTAAGAGGTGCAAGAAGGGATAGGTTGTATATTAACGAATGTAATAATATAGATTTTAATTCATTTACCGAACTTGCAATGCGAACTAAACATTCAATTTTTTTAGACTGGAACCCTTCAAATGAATTTTGGTTTCACACTGAATTAAAAAACGAAGATAATGTAGACTTTATTATTTTGACTTATAAAGATAATGAAGCCGCACCACAAACAGCGGTTGATTTTATAGAAAAAGCAAAGATAAAATCTTCAATATCTTCATATTGGGAAAATTGGTATAGGGTATATGGGCTTGGTGAAATAGGAATGTTAGAAGGAGTTATATTTTCTAATTGGAAACAAATTGATAGCCTACCAAAAGACGCACGATTACTTGGAATAGGATTAGACTTTGGATACACGAATGATCCAACAGCAGTTATAGAAGTTTATAATTGGAACGGTAAAAGAATAATCAATGAACTTGCCTATCAAACAGGAATGCTTAATTCAGATATTGCAAAGATACTACCAAAACACGTAGTAGTGTATGCTGATAGTTCAGAACCTAAGTCAATAGACGATATAAAGAGATACGGAATAACGATTAAAGGAGTAACAAAGGGAAAGGACTCCATAAACTTTGGTATAGACACAATGCAGCAGCAAGAGTATTTGGTTACTTCTAATAGCGTTAATTTAATCAAAGAACTTCGGGCTTATACTTGGGATTCAGATAAAACAGGAAAGCGTTTAAACAAACCTATTGACAATTTTAACCATGCTATTGATGCTTTGAGGTATCACGAGATGGAAACATTAGGAATAAACGCAACTTACGGACAGTATTTTATTAAATAATTTACACCAATGACAGACGATCTCCCGATGATGGTACACACTGTTGAGCAATTTATTCAGGATAAGACTGGAAAAAAGGTGAAAATAATATTTAATGACCCTATGAAAATACGAATGCACACAAAAATGCTAACACAAGCATACGATATTGCATTTGCTTACTACAATTCTAAAAATAAAAGTTAAACAAATATGAAAGCAGAACTTAAAGTTCCTACTAAACTAAGTGAGATTCCATTAACAGCCTATCAAGAGTTTATAAAGCTCATTGATAAGTCAAACGACAATGAGTTAATTGCACAAAGAACTATTCAAATATTTTGTGGCTTAGAAATAAAAGATGTTTTGCAGATACGTTGGGATTCTATCTTAGAACTTACCAATCACTTTGCGGAATTATTTAAGCAAAAACCTGCTTTTCAAAATAGGTTTAAATTAGGTGAACACGAATTTGGGTTTATTCCAAACTTAGAAGAAATGAGTTTCGGAGAATACATCGATTTGGAGTCTAATATCGGAAGTGTAGAAAACTTTCATAAGGCTATGGCTGTAATGTACAGACCAATTACCCAAAAACGAAAAGACACTTACCAAATATTACCATATACAGGTACTGACGAATTCGCAGAAGCTATGAGATACGCACCACTTGATGTGGTTATGGGTGCTACGCTTTTTTTTTGGAGTTTAGGAAACGACTTAGTACAAGCTTCTCTTTCATATTTAGAGGAGGAGATGGAGAAGAATCAGAAGTTGAACACGACTATTCAGAACGGACTCAATTCTCTAAACAATGGGGATGGTACAATTCAATCTATGCAATCGCTAAAGGCGACCTTACAAAGTTTGATGAAGTTACCCGAATGGGAGTTAGGAAGTGCCTCACGTGGCTTACATACGAACGACAAAAAAACGAAATTGAACACAGAGAATTTAACCGTAAATTAAATAAACATGGCTAACTATTTTACATTACTAAACACCTTAAGAACTCACTTTGAAAATGATGCGTTCATAAACACGGTTACGGAGGGAGATATATTCAAAGTTGATTTAGCTAAACAAACAATATTTCCTTTAACTCACATTATAGTAAACTCAAGTTCTATTGAAAATAATATCATTCGTTTTAACGTAAGTATTTTGTGTATGGATATTGTGGACATTTCTAAAAACACAGTTACCGATCAATTTATAGGAAACGATAATGAACAAGACGTGCTGAATACAATGTTTTCTGTTCAGAATAGATTATACGATGTTTTAAGGCGTGGTGATTTATACTCT